TAGTGCCTGCTGGGAACGGTGTGCTGTTATCGCCATTTGTAGTGACGATGTTGATGTAACCAGACGTGTTGATTGCAACGATCGAACCATTGAAAATGTTCGTGTTGTAACCAGCAGGGTCGATCAGAAATTGTCGAGTGCTACCAGCGTATGGTAGGCCACCCAACTCGTTTACGGCGCGAAAGCCGTAAGGTGCAGCGGTAGATGCCATTTAAGGACTCCTAAGTTTATTTAGAACCAGAACCAAACCCACCACGCGTTGACGACGACTTGCGTTCGGCAAACAACGGCATGCGTGAGTCATTTTGTCGCATGAAGCTATTGTCTACTGACTCCATCTGGTTTTGAGCCTGCTGGTTAAAGTACTCATCACGGGCTTCCGCTTTTTCTTTGGCGATCTTGCAGAGCATGAGGCCACCGATTTCCACGTTCCCAGTCTTTTCGTTACCCAACAGCATCAATTCTGGATGGTCAGCTGCCTTCACCGGCTCCCAACCTTCACGCATTCTGCGTGATACGTTGGTCACTTCCGACTGTCCCAGCACATGTGTCGCTACCCAGCGATACACGTAGCCCGGTTCAGGCAGTGGATCAGGCAAGTTTGTCGGCGGTACGTATACAGCACGAGCAGATTTTTCGCGTGACATCAAGTCACGATTTGTACGGTTTTCAGCCATTTGATTTCTCCATTTTTACCAATTCAACAGCATATTGCTGCGGGGTTAAGCCAAACTTTTTTGCCAACGAAACTTGCGTTGGACTTAGTTGGACTTTTTTTGCGCCTGTCGAACGAGTCGCAGAGGCAACAACCGTGGAAGGCTTTTTGGAGCCATCGCCAGACTTCGGCCTGTTTTGTCCCCCGAAAATATCAGGAAACGTGTTTCTCATGCGAGCATCAATGCGCTCGAAATATTCGTCAGAGCGGGGGTCTATTCCCGAGTTCACTAGTTTTTGGTGCAGCCCTAGTGAAAAGCTGGTGAGTTCTTCATACCCCGGTTGCCCAAACCACTGGTTTCTTGCCTGCCAGCGCAGTGTTTTATCATCGACTTCGGGCTGAGGTGGAGGAGATGACCTAAGTTGTACCTCAGATTCATCCTGTTGTAAAGGGGTAGGTCTAAAGTTTTTTGCAGCTTCTACACGCATTTTAGCGTCTGTCAAAGCTTCTTGGGCGGCTACTAAAGCATCAGAGTCTCCTGCTTCGTACGCCTCTTTGTACCTACGCTTGGCGTTTTCAAGCTCGGCAACAGTTGCTACCTTGATTGTTTCAGCGTATTGCTGTTCGCCGTTATTCACGTACTGCTTGAGCTTGTTGTTCTCGGCCAACAGGTGTTGGGCCATTCTTTCAAGCTCTTGCTTCTCGCGCATTGTCGCTTCTTTGACACGGCGCTCATCGTGACGGGCATGAGTTAACTCTTTGATGCGTTTTTTGACACCATCAGAGTAGTTCTCAAGTTCATCATCGGAAGGGTCGTTTACTTCACGATCCAAAGGTTTACGCCCACGATCGCGTTCAGGCGTATCGTCAACGATTTCAATTTCGACTTCACTATTAGACGCTTCAGCGGGAGCCGCTTTTTCATCATCAAGTTCATCGGGAAACTTATATTGTTCAGCCATTTCTTTCCTTTCAAGCGCGGGTTAAACCACGGGGGTCTTGCACAACAGCATCAACTTGGTCGTCGTTGATGAGACGGAACTCTTTGCCAAAGATTTTGAATCTTGTGCCAGAGTAAGTACGTACCAAAACGAAGTCGCCTTCTTTACACCATGCTCCGTTGGGAAACTTGGCGCTGTCTTTGTACGCATCGGGGCCTACACGCAATACAAACAGCACCGTGGTGGCTGTCTCTTCTTGGCGCATGAACTCCGTTGGTTTATACAGGTTTGACCCTGCAATCTTTTCGTCTGCTTCTGGAACAACGCACAGCAACTTCCAACCTGTGGGGGTCGGCAGTGCACCTGCTTTTGTTTCAGTATCAGCGCCTTCTTCTGGCGAATCCATTTGCTGGATATGCTTTGGTAAGACGATGTTGGGCGGCAGGATTAGTCCTGATTCAGTTTCAACCATCTGATTGTTCAACTTTCTGTAGCAGGTCAAGGAGATAACGCTCTGCAAGGGCTAGACCCGAAATAATCCCGCAGAGTTTTTGGTACTCATCAAAAGTGCGACACCCACCCCCCGCCAAATCATCGGCGTAGTTGTTCATGTCAGTACGTATTTTGTCGCGCAATACGGATGCGAATTCTTGGATCATTTGGGCTCCTTACCTTGTGGCTGGCTTTTATCTGCAAACTGCAAAGACGTAGTGCGGGCTTGCAAGTCCATCTCTTTCTGTCGCTTAGAAATTTCAGAGCCTAGCTTCACACCGGCATACTCTTGGTCAAACTGTTGTTTGGCTTTGCTCTCGTTGATCTGTGCACCAATGCGCATACCTTCGAGTTCTTTGTCACTGCGCATCTTCTCAGTGTCCAAATCAATCCTGTCAGACTTAGCCGTCATGTCAGCCACCATCTTCTGGGCATCCAACTGCGCGGCTTGTTGCTTAAGCTGGAAGTCTTGTTGCATCTTCTGCGCTTCCATTTGCAAACGTTGTTGTCCCAATTGGATGTTGGCTTGAACTTCCTGTTGCTTGACCTGCATCTCGGCTTGCTTGAGTTGCAACTCTTGCTGTTGCATCTGGATAAGCGGGTCTTGCGCTTGTTGCTGGGCTTGCTGTTGTGCGGCTTGCGCTTGATTTTGCTGCAACATCTGTTGAGCCGCTTGCGCCATCATGCCTGCCATTGCGTTGGCAACTGCTGTCGGTACAGTCTCTTCTTCTTTTGGAATCGACATGCCGAGTTGTTTCTCCAACTGCAACTTGTACTGGAACCCTACGTGCTCTGCGATGTGTGCAGTCAGCGCCGCTTGAATCTGAGGAGCCTTGGGGTTCTGGCCAATCAACTGCATCACGGTTGGGTCTTGCATTATGCTGGTGTGCACAGCAAGGTGCGCTGCATGATCTTGTTCCACAAACGCTTTGAGTGGTTCGCCCTTGAGCACAGCCATGTTCTCTGTCACAGGGTCTTTGGGCTTCTGGTCATCCTCAAGTGGCACGAGTTTGTCTGCGTTCTTGATACCCAACACCTCCAACATGTTGCGGTGCAACTGCGGCAAGTCGTAAATATCAGGAGCCATCTGCGCCATCTGAATAACGGCTTGGTACTGCACCACACGCTGAGACATCGTGGCCGCATTGGGGTCAGACACAGGGATCACATCCACATGGTTATAGTCTGACTGTTTCGCACGGGGGCCTGCGTCACCTTCTGGCTCATACAAATAATCAGTGTCTGAATAATCACGAATGATGTTTTTAAGCAGACCCAATTCTTGTTTCAAGGCGTAGTGCACACGGGCTTGCACAGCCGTCATGACTTTAAGCTGGCGCTCAAGCAGGGCTAACGTTGTGCCCACGGGAGCCTGCGCAGACATGTCAGACACTTTCATGTCTGCAGTTGCGGCAAACCTGCGACCCTCTTCCACAATGTTTTGCAGCAGTGTGTACAGCGTCTGGCTTGGCTCTTTGTATGGAAGCGGCAGAATGTTGTCGCGTATCGTGCCCGAGCCTACATCTACATCTCGGAATTCACCGGGGGCGATGGGTGTGTCGTCTCCCTTGATACGCAGTCCTCTGGATTTGAGACCACCGGGCAAGTTGGACAACGTGCCTGCATCGATGAGTTGCCGCATGAGGGATGTAGCGGATTTAGCAAAGCCCCCGATAAGATGGAACAGCCCGAAGCCATAAGCTCCAAAGCCCGGAATATACTGGTAGTGCACGAAGTGCTGGCGTTTGAGTTTGAGTGGGTCATCTTCCTCCCAATTACGGCGAATAGCCAAAACATCGTTTGTGCCGCGAATGATTGTCACCACGTATGGCAGTGCAATGCCTGTGGCCTCACCATCTTCTTCGTCTTCAAAGCCTTTGATGTCCAAATCAACGTGGCACTCAAGCAAAGTGAAGCGATCATCATTCAGATCACTGAAACCTGTCTCTTTGTCCTTGGCTTTCTGAATATCGCCCACTGTTTTGTCTGGCTCGCCCAACTCAACTTCGCGGTAGAACCCAGCTTGCTGCAGTTTTAAGATTTCATTCTTGGTTTTACGCATCACATGGGTGATGCGGTAGCACGTATACATCTCTGTCGCCCCATAAGGCAAGATGATGTCTTCAGCAGGGATAAAAATCGAAACTTGACGGCCTAAAGACGGGTCGTAGTACACCTTTTTAAAGGCTGATCCTGTAGCTGGCAGTGACCAGAGCATGCGTTCGTGTTCAGGGCGGAATTCCACCATTTTTTCGGTCAACTGATAGTTCATATCAGCTTCTACACGTACTGCAGCTTCTTTTTTCTCTGGTGTTTCCTTGCCAACGATCTTTGTGCGCACGGGGCCCGAGGCTGGGAACGTTTCGGTGATGGTTTCAGCTTGAAAACGCACCACTGCTTCTGTAATCATGGGGTGAAACACACCAGAAGCACCATTCCAAGGCTCTGTGCGCTCTTCCATCTGCAAACCCAAGAGCTTCAAGCCCTCTGTGTATGCCTTTTCCCAGTCTTTGCGGGAGTTTTTGTCGTTGTCAATGTCGCCTGCCAAGTCGCTGGCCAATGTTGCCAGCACACTTTCATCAATTTCATCGGCTAAGTTGGCAGAGAAGTCATCTTCCTCGCCCTCACCGATGCTAATCTCCATATCACCTGCTTTGATGTTGACTTCTTCAGGGTCAACAATCTCAATTTCAATCGCATCCTCATCTTGTGCAAGCTCTTCAAGACCTGCGGGTTGTTGATACAGTGCTTTGTCGATGTTAGTAGCCATCTTTGATCCTTAGTAATACGCCGCTTTGCGGGGTATTGAGTAAATGTCGTCTTTTTCATCGCTGTCCAAGCTGATGAACCCACCGTTTCTGAAACGTTGTAGTGCCATACTTGTACAGTCAACCATGTCATCGTGATCTGACGCGGGGAACGCAGCCACCTGCTCTACAACTTCTTCTGCCCAACGCCTACCCGCAGGATACCAGACCATGCCCGATCTGAAAATATCTGATACTGCATTTAATCGTGCAACTTTATCGCCCGTGCCCCTATGGGGGGTGAACTCTGAGACTGGAATACCCATGCGCCTGAGTTCTTGAAACAGGGGTGTGCCGTTGGATTTCTTCTCAACGATGAACGCATCAGGCTCCCAATCTCGGTATTCCTCCAGTGCCAAATCTTTAAGTTCACCAAACTCCATCCGTTTGTTGATGGCGTTCATGAGGATGATGTGCGCCTTGCCACCCGTGAGTTTGTGGCTAAACACGCCCCATGTCAGCAGGGCGGTAAAGTCAGCGCGGTTGTTTTTCTCAGCCGCCGCGTCAAGTGTCATGATGACAAACTCAAGCTCTGGAGGATCTTCCTCCTCCCACTTGGCCCACCACTCGCGCTTGACAATCGCACCTTCTTCGCTGGTGGGTTGTTGCTGATACTGAGCGTTCCACTGGAACGTGGGCATCGAAGCCTTGGTTCTACGCAGGGCTTCTACATCAAAAAACTCAGGCCACAGCGCTGACTCCTCTGGCGTGCCCTCATTGAATATGGCTGGGAATTCAAAGAACTCATACTTATCAGCCTCATCGTTGCGGGTCATATCCTTGGCCATCATGCCAATCAGATCGTTGGGATGCCAACGGGTATGCACAATCGCCACCCGACCAGCAGGCATCAAGCGGGTACGCGCACCGAAAGTGAACCACTCATACGCTTTTTGAAATACCTCAAAGTTGCCGTTCAAGATGTCCTGCTCTGAGAACGGATCGTCAACAATCAAAAAATCAGCACCACGACCAGCAAGGGCAGAACCCACACCACACGCAAAATACTCACCCCCTGCATTGGTGTTCCACCGACCAGCAGACTTGCTATCTGCGGCCAACGTCACCGTTGGGAAGATTTCTTTGTACATGGGCTGGTCAACCAAGTTACGCACTTTGCGGCCAAAGTCCACCGCAAGGTCGGTGGTGTGCGACACCATCAGCACCTTCTTATCAGGGAAATTACCTAGGAACCATGCAGGGAAGTAAACCGACACCAAGAAGGATTTGCCATGCCGCGGTGGGATCGACACCGCAATACGGTCTTTGCGGTTAAACGCCATGTCTTCTAATAGAGATGCCAGACGCTTGTGATGCCGACCAATCTTGTAGTCAGGGTTCATCTTCAAGCAAAACTCCAGCAAACTGCCCCGTGCAACTTTCGCCGCTTCCCGTTTTGCTAACTCTTCCAATGTGGTATCAAATGCTTCCAGATCATCCGCTGACAGCTTGGCCAAATCTATCTTTAATAGATCATCCATTGTGAAGTTGGAAAAATCAATCATCTGTATGAGTACGTACTAACGTAGGTGTGCCCAACACATCGGCCTTATTCTCTTGCAGGGTTTTGGGTTTGACCACCACATCCACAATCTCTTCTGACTTGCTTCGCAGTTCAAGGAGTTTGGAAATCCTATCTTTAATAGAAGCCTCAAGCTCAAGTGTGGTTTTGTGTTTGACTGTGATCTCGCTGCGCTCAACAAACAGGCCGACATCGCCAACCTTGCCTAGCAACTCAAGTGCCCTGATGCGAATCTTGGGGTCGGGGTGGGTGGTCTCTTCAATCAGCTTATTGGTCACATACGTTCTGATCTGCACAGCCGAGTTCACCACCACCTGATCGTACTCGCTCAGTATGGACTTAAGGTGCATCACCGATGCTGTGGTTGTGACCGCGTTGGTCTGGGCTGTGACTACATGTGTAGCTTCAGCAGAGCTAACTGATTCATGGAAGGCCGAGCGTGCCCGCACCTTATCTTCAGCCGTTGGTTCAGTGGGTGCACCGAACGCTTCTAAGAACTCTGCAGTCTTGAACAGGGCATCCACCTTGGTATGCAGGGACACCACCTCCTCCCGCTTGTCTGGGATTGGCACCGTCAACTCTGGAATACAGGTTAGCATGACCGAATGATACTACAAAAAGTGTAAAGCGTGTCAAGACACTATCACTAGGGGGGTGTTCTGGAACACGATTTTGTTGGATTTTTGCTATAAAAATTTTTTGAAAGGTGTTTTATTTTGATGGGGGGTGGGTTTCAGAAAAACTGGAGAACGTTTGAGTGTAATACACTGTAGGTGTAGCTACGGAGTCCCAATGTCCAAAGCGGTGGTGGGGGTACGGTGGGGTTCGCCCGTGGGAACTGGTGGCGTAAAAAGGGAGAGGGCGCGTTTTTCCTACCCGTAGGAAACAATGGGAAACGTGACAAGACAAGGGCAAACTATGGCATAATAGAGACATCGGTTCAAAGAGTGTCTTATCTCTACCGATATTTTAGGAAACACTAAAAATGGCAAACTCTACTCAAACTCAAACTCTTGACACTATTGCAGTATTCAAGGGCATTGCTACTGCTCATTGCTCTGGCTTATCTGCTCTTGACGTTATCAAGGGTCACATTGAAACCCTCCGCAAGGGTTCAATCACAATGGGTAAATCAATCAAAACGTGCGAATATCGGGTTCAATGTGTTGATGCCTATGCTCAAGCTTTCCCAAAAACAGCAAAGAAAACCCGTGATAACTATGTGACTGCAGTAGTTGACGCAGTAAACAATGGCACGGAATTTTCGTTCTCTGCTTCTAAGGGTAAGAGCAAAGCAAAGGGCACGGGCACGGAAAAGGATACGTCAATTTTCCCTCTGTTGGCAAAACTGTTTTCACATGAGGATTTCAAAACCACAATGGCCGACATTCAAGCATCATTCGAAAATGATGAGGGTGATATCACCGACATCATTCAATCAAACCTTGAAGCAGAGGGTTATGAGATAAAAGAATAATTCCTACCCGTAGGAAAAACCAAACCCGCTTAATGCGGGTTTTTTCACGCCCACATTTTTGTGGGCTTTTTTGCGTACTTCGGTATCGGTTTTCAAAAGGGGGGTAGTAATATTAAGTTCTCGTTTTAAGGGGAGAACTGGTGGGGGAAGCAACTATGCAACTATGCAGCTACGCAGGCGTGTTCCAAATGTTCTGGCTTTTTAGCACGTAACTGGAACGTTCTAAAATTCTATCGGAACACCCATGTAATTACGTCTTGTCATGTTTCAGCAATGTTCTGGAAGAAAAAGCACCTCTAATAATAATAAAATAATATATTTATATATAAGAAGTAGTGTTGTTCTGGTTTTTACAAAATCAGTCTGGGAAATTTTCTTTTTTAGGTTTCGGGGGAAGTTGTGGCCACGGCACTGGGATCAAGCCATTGCCTTTTTCCTACCAGTAGGATTTTTGCTTTTCCTGACGCTGTGTTTTTCAAACTAGAACCGTACTCGGTTTGTGCCTACAATTTAATCAAACCGATTTTGAAACATCACGTTCCAATGCTGTACAATACTACTTTCGCTTTGTTCCACGTTCCGTTCCAGATTTTGGAGGGCACCTAGAACATACCCCGTTTTTCGTTACTTTGGAACGCACATGGCCACAAACCTACTCACCCTCGACCCCGCCCTCATGCAAGAGCTTGCCGCCCAACCCAGCAGCATTGCCACACGAACCCCTGCCGAACTACACGTATTGCAGACCAAGCGTGAGGCCAACATCAAAGCAAGCAACAAAGTCACCCGTGAACAACGCAGGCGTGATGTCACCATCAAGCTACTCAAGCCCAACGAGGATGCCCTACGCAAGATGCGAAGCCTAGATGTGTTCAACTATTTCGTTGTGCCCTTTGACATGGCCAAAGCTGTGCGTGCATCGATCCATCGTGAGCTAAGTGTCAGCAATAAGAAGTTCACCACAAGCAAATTCAAGTGGGGTCAGCACCACTACCTCAAGGTCAAGCGTGTTCCAGAACACGGGGGTGAGTGATACGTTTGATGATGTTTCATCATGTCTTGACTTGACAAGTACTTTCTTGTATGGTACAATGGCTTTAGCCATTTGGGAAATCGTGCCCATTCACTTTGGTTTTTCCTACCCGTAGGAAAGTTCTTTAAAAACATATTAAGCGTATGTGTCCCAGCACATACAGTAAACCGCCTCTGCCTCGATGGTAGAAGCTACAAGATGCAAACTGATAAAAATAAGAGGCACTAAGACTCCCTGCACATTCAGTTATGAATTCTTCCAGTAGTGAATAGGGCGTGCTGTACCCAGTCAGCATACTGCACCGTTACTTGTGCAGTAGAAAAGCAAATCAATACTGCCTAAATGGGTGTGGCTCTAGGTATGAAAACATACAAGGCCACTCAACAAGACGGAAATTATTTATGGCGAAACCGATAGTCGATACAGTCCACCACCTACATATATGGGGGCACGAAGCTGTCGTTAGTAGTGCATACGTTGACACCTCTTGGGGATCGTGAACCACATCACGTGGGATAAGCACGACCGACAAACCCTATCGCAGTCAAAAAATCAAAGCATGATGCCAACAAACCACAAAGAGTAAGCACTACGCATGGTGGCTAAGAAACCTGAAACCACCATGTAAACAATACAGCAAACAAGTTGTATGCAACTGCGAGGGGATGCTGTCCCCTCTTGGGTGTGTACCGCACATCTTCCTACCCGTAGGAAAAACTCAACTCGAAACGGAGTAAATATGAAAGTAGCTGAACTAATCCAAGCCCTGAGTGAGATGCCACAGGATATGCCTGTGCATTTCTGGGTGAATGGCGAACGCCAGAACATTATCGAAGTAAGCAATGTGGGTGACTGCGTTGACCTGTACGAAGAGGAAGCATCACGCATCACGGTTTACTTTGAAGCTGGGGCAGGTGCGCATGAAGTGGCGCAATTCGACAGCGAAGAAACCTACATGGCTTGCCTGCCTGCATTGGAAGCATTTGCCAAAAGCAAGGGCTACATCGTGACTGAAAGCAAAGGTGAATAACGTGGCCAAACTCACACTCAAACAAAAGCTGGCGGGTGCAGTCAATATGTACGAGGTCAAGCTGACCCTGTATGTGCACCACCAATCGGCAAAGGAAGCGCAAAGCTACTTGACAACTGCCTTGGAGGATTGGGCAGTTGGTGGGCAGATCATTGCAGGGGTGCAGTTCGAATCCATTGAGGAATCAAGCAAGCGATTCTTTGTGCCCAAGGTTATGTACCCCGAAGATGCCGATGCCATCGAGGAATTGAAATGACCCACTACCACTTGCCCATCTGCACCTGCTGTTATGCAGTACGGGTAGAGCCCCATCGTAAAAACATGGCACGGCCTACGTGCATGGACTGTGGCGAGAAGGTTGCACGCCAACAAAAGCACACCATTGTGCCCATGCCTAAAAGCAACTACATCGTAGTAACAGATCGTTCGTTGCTACTCAATTTGAATTCATCACATAAAGGCGGTAGGTAATTCCTACCCGTAGGAAAAAACGGTTCGTGGTGTGCCGTCTCACACCACATCTTTGAAACTAAACGGAAAGTATATGGAAACTACATACAACCCCAAGTCAATGCTCGATACCTTCTGGGAAGCCGCACTCATTCTGAAACGTGGCGTGCCAAAGTACTACACCCAGAACGTGCACTACAACAACGTGCACAACTACGAGACCAACGGCCCCTACCAGCTTGTGGCACTCACAAGTCACCTTGATCGTAACCTGACCCGTGCTTGGCACTTTCACCAGCAACAGCAACACGCTATCCATCCCGTGGTCATCAAGGCTATGGGCATGGCACGGCCTGACAATTGGCAACAACTGCTACTTGAGTGGCCACACAAAGCACAGACCGACCCCACACGCTTGGCCTACACGGTCAACGAACGTAAGGGTA